TTAATTTGCCAAATAACTTTTTGTTTGTATTTCGTTGTTTTTATAATAGAACTCTACCCATCTACCGCCTATATCAGAGGGGGGGTGCTCCTTGTTGTCATTCCACTTGTCCTTTCCAATTCCTTGAAAGTATGTCCCAAGCTGCCAATGAAGAGGGCGAATGACCATTCTCTTACATTGGCTATTTAATATTTCTTGGCTGCGCAGAACTTCAGAGGCCACGTGGGCATGGCCAGCAACATAATAATCTGCTCTAATAGCATCCTGCCGGCGATTAGTTTTAATTACTGTGCGAGTTACAGGGCTATTTCCTCCGCTACCATGAGTATAGTAGATTGTTTTAGATGTTCTTTTCCCACCGCCAGAGTGTTCAAACTGTAATCTAATAAACCCGTTAAAATTACCCTTTTTACAATTTATTTTATTACATAGGCGCCCTAATATATCTGAATGATACCTACGTGATACGGATTCTTCATGATTGCCTTTTGAAATTAGATCAATATTGTCGCTGTATTTTTGTAAGAATTTTGCCGAATTATCTATTATGGTGTCAAAATAATAATTGATATAGTTTTCTGACCTTGTTTCTTCGGGGGTTGTTCTGGGGTCGTATTTTGCGCCCATAGCGTCAAACCAATCACCAAATATTAATATTCGAGCGTTTTTTTCTAAAGCCTCGTCTAAATGTCTTTTGAGTATTTTCCTTTCACAATACAATGAGTCAAAATGCACATCCGACATCAATAAAAAAGATTGATTCCACCCCTCTTCATATGTAAAACGATAAAGGAATGCGTCGTTTTTCTTTTGTATCATAAGTTCCTATATTCTTTCCTCGCATCAAATCCGGGACATTGTGTATTCGCAAAGTCTTTGTGTCCAAAAATATCTAAATTCCCGCACACAACCACGATTGACTTTATTAAAATAATCATTGCTTGCTTTTGGTCGTAAGTTCTGTTGTCAGCCCCATTAGCACCAACCCAACAAATGCCGATTGAGTTTCGATTTTGCCCTCTCGTATGCGCTCCAATATCACCAACAGGTCTGCCGTATTCAATTGTACCATCACGCCTAATTACATAATGATAACCGATACCCTTCCAACCCCGTTCCTTATGCCAGCGGTCAATTTCTTTTACACCAATATTCATATCAGGAGGTGTGGCTGAACAGTGAATTATAATTTTATTGATTTTTCTCACTTCATAACAGCTTTTTTTATATCAGCAATATCATCTTCGATTGCCTGTAATCTCACATCTAATTCTTTGCGTGGAATAAATTCACGAGACTTTTCCTGATAGGTCATATGAACATCTTTGTTTTTGACATGCGCTTCACATTTTGTGCGAAAAGTTATATGAGAAAAAATAACACCCGACAGGATAACGACAATAGATATGATTGTCCTTACCCATTCTTTTGGAATCTTAATTAATGAACCATTTGTTTTGCCATTGCCATTTTTTATCCCATTTACCATATCGTATCCTTATTTTTTACCATTTTTTGAATCGATAACCTTACCCAGTGCAGTTCCGCCATCCCTCAAAATCTGCACACCAAAATAAAAGACAATAATATAGCTGACTGGTTTAGCCATTATATCTTTTAATAGATTGTATAAATATTCAGCATTGCCGACACTTCCGAACACATGCAATCCTGCCATCAAAAGAATTAAAAACAGCCAAACTGTAAATATTACTACAGCTAAAAACCTTCTAACTACATTTTGGGGATTGGTGGCTCTCAAAAAATCCAAATACCAAGACAACAACCACTTACCATTATCAGCTTTTTCCTGTTTAGTATAGACAGCTTTGTCTAATAGGTTTTTACCGCCTTCAACGATTACCCGAGCGTTTTCGCTCGAACCAAATATCCATGAAAAAAATTTACCCATTTTTAGTATAATTCCTTTTTAGATAATAATATTTAACAAAATAATATCCTCCAGTAAGCACAGTCATTATCACGATTGGTCGCAACCAACCAAACAATCCACCGGCAACGCCTGCCAATGACACTACACAGATTGCTTCAGCTACTTTTTTCATTACAGTATTAAAGTCGATATACATATTAACTCCTTATAATTGGTCAATTAATTTTATAGCATCAGTTAAAAATTCTTTTAATTTATCTTTAATAGCCTGTTTATCATCAGACGGCTCAACTGGTGGTGTTGGTGGTTTAGGTTCAGGTTTTGAATCTATAAAAACCCAATCTTCAAATAACCCTTGATTTTCTGCCCGAGCTCTAAATCTGGTATATGAATTAACATTAGCATATACGAATTTTCCTTTCGCCAGTACATCTTTAGTGGCAAAATATCCCGCATCATTTTCAAAGTGCACGTTATTTACACCTTCAGGATGGTTCCATTCCAACAATACTTTACTGCCATCTAATCGACTAACTTTTAAATCTAACATACTTTTATCTCCTTTTGGTTTATCGGGCTTTTTAGGCTTGGGTTTGGTTACAATTTCCGCTAAATAGACTTCTTTAGCCTCATCGCTTTTCATAGCTAAAGCAAACCATTTGCCCTCATATTTATGAAAAACAGGATGAACACAATTGCCGTCTTGGTCTTTTAATTCTCGGTTTATAACTTTCCAACCGCCCTCTAACCGATTAGATACGGCCATTCCCGTTACCCAGCGTGATGAGGGCTTACCCATATTGAGCCAGCCGATCACTTCAGCGACATATTTTCCATTTTCACGATAAACATCACCCGCCAAATTGGTCGAATAATAACCCAGACCTTGAGCTGTGAATATAGTTTTTAGCTTGCCCCATTTTTCACCCTGCATCTTAACAATACTCATATCTTCCCAGCCATCTAATGAGGGGGTTTGTGAATAACGATAGCCGATTAAAAAAGTGTTCTTATCATATATTACCGGTGAACACACATCGTAGACACCTTGCTTACCAGTCATATTGGCGTGATAAGAATTAATATAGCGCCACTTACCAGCCAAACTTTTAGATTTATAAAAGTCCACATGTAAACCATCGGCTTGTTCAACCTTATTTTCGGTGAGCAGCCAAAATTCACCATCAATAAATTTTAACGAATTATCTTCGGCGTCATATTTCAAATCTAACTTGCCAACGTGTTGCCAATGAACTGTATCTTTAGAAGTCCACGCGTGGATGTGATGCGTTCTATAGCCATTCTTACGACAGGTCGTCGTATAGATATACTCGCCCTCATGATACAGTATGTTGCCAGTTTCCCGCATAGCCTCATAGCCGGCGGGAATTTGAATGACCGGTTTAATCGTTTTTACGTGATTAAGGCTCATTAAACTCATTAATCATCCCCCCACTCGCGAACTTCAGCACGTTTTTTAGCCTTATACTGCTTTTCTTGCTTTAGTTTTAAAATTTGGCCTTCATAGAAGTCAATCAATTGATTAATATCATCGATTTTAGCAGTGATAGTTTTAATTGTCGCGCGTTTGAGTTGATTCTTTTCTTGATTCGTCAGTACCATCGTTTGTACTAACTCACCAAGCTCGGTCGTATAGGTATATTTAACTTTATATTTATCACCCTCCGCGGTAACTTCAGTTGTAACATCTTTGACTTTAAAAGTAATGTCCTGCCCACTGGCAAAACTAATTAATGCTATTAAAAGTATTTTTTTCATTATATCCTCCTTAATTATCTAATTGCACCCAAGCACTGCCGTTATAGCCGTAAAAGTGGGTACCGTCAAATTTGATTGTTCCTGCAGTCGTTTTAGCTGAATCACCGAGTTTCAGTGAACCATCTGATTGGATTACCGTATTTGCGACTGCACTCTCATTTTGAAACTCAGCCAAATTATGTGTTTGGTTAGCAACGGCCTGCACAATTATTGTTTTCTTGTTGAGGGCATCCGTATTTCTAAAATTGAATGAACCGCCACCACTAAATCCATTGAAGCGTATATCACTGTAAAGTAATCGTATCCCCTGTAGTGATGAACCAAAAGGGGCAATATGCATATCACTATCAGCCGCAAACACACCAGCTCCGCCAACAAAGCGTACTGTTCTATCGCCACCAATATTTAAACTGCTTGTAAAAGTAGTGGTATTAATTCCGACACGCCCATCAGTGGATGAGATTTTTATACCTTCATCCGAACCATCGTTGCTTAACCAATAACTGTTTAATGCAATATTTTGCGTGGCAATATGATTCCATAAACTATCCGATAAACTAATCCACGCATAGTTCCCAACACCATCAGTTTTTAATACTTGACCATCCGTGCCACCGGGCGGCAGTTCGATTTCATTTGTGGTTGACCCGTCAATCTCGGTGGTTAAATATCCATTATTGTCAGCAAAGGCATCAACCTCCGCCTCCGAAAGTTTTGTGTCGACTGTATGAGCACCAGTAACAAACCCCATTGCTTCAATTTCTGCTTGGTCAGCATGGGTATCCGTATCATCTAAATACTGGCTTAAATCGATGTTCGTTGCAGTTCCATTTAAAGTAATTGACAGTATATTTCCAACCAGTTGCAAATCCTGAATTTCATTATCTATTTGAAAGTCAGCATCGTTTATAAGGTTTGTCAAATCAACATTGACGCCCGCTCCATTTTCAATATTTATTGTTAATATATTGCCAGTTAATACTGCGGACAAATTTTGCTCATCTGATGAAACATATTGCGATAAATCAACAGTCTTAATTCCACCCGCATCGGTTAATTCAAGTGAATTTCCATTTAAACTAAATGATGTATTTAGCTCATTTGTATCTGACAAATCTTGGTCATTAATAAGATGATTATCATAAGGCGTAAAAACAGGCTTATTTATTAAATCATTATAATCCTTTGTCCAGTTGGAAAATACGGGGTCGATTTCGACTGTTATGTAACCATTGTTTGAAACGAAGGCATCAACCTCCGCCTCATTTAATTTGGTGTGATGAGCTGCCACATCGGCAACATGCGTATTAATTTTATTGTCTACTTCTGGTTTGAGATAATAATTTGAGAGCGTATCTTGTGTAGCATAATCAACCAAATAAACAGCGACTGAATCTGCAAACGAACCTAAAGGCAGATAATTAATTAGATAGGTTGATAAATCGGCCTCTTTAAGGTATTCTGGTAATTCCATTTTACCAGATAACACACTAATTTTAGAAGTTGACACTAATAGTGGGAGCTCTGTGCCATCGCCATCATATACAGGTTTTAGTTCATCTGTTACACCTCCTTCAACGTGTAAGACTTGTTTATAAGTGCTGTCGGGAAACCCAATGGCATAGCGTGTTAAGTCTTTAGTCGCTACTTGGCCAAAAATAAATCCACATATTAATAAAAATATTAATATTAATTTTTTCATATCATTTTCCTTGTAATATTTAAACTGGTTGATTTGTATTTATAGGCTTCACTAACAAATTCTGGCAGCGTATTTAACCTGTCATAATATATCTTTTCATTATCAACTGTAATGAATTGGTTGGTGCCTGCCCCATTTCTCAAAGCAAATAATTTATTGTATTGTGATTCTTGCAATCCTTTATAAACAAGCGTTATATCAATGTAATAATCATCTATTTTATTGATAACCTCACCACCACCGCTCATCTCGCCACACTGTTTAAGATTTGCGATATTAGCTTCTGTAACGCCGTCTGGATTAAAAATGCCAAAGATTCCGTCCGCCAGAATTATTTCACTCACATCGATATTGCAATTTTTAAATTGTACTACATAATATTTGGCATAACTTGAATTAAGGCTGTTGATTGAAATTTTACCCGAATTAATAAATCCATCAAAAATTTTAGTATAATTGGTGCTTGAATTATTTGAACTCCAAACTTCTACTTGCGGATTGGTAGCCAAGCGGTGAATGATTAAATAGTTAGCTCTACCACTGCCACCAGTGCCTATCGAAAATATATCTTCATGAATATCAAATATATTTTCTGTAATGTCAAAGATGTTAGCTGGTCGGAAATATTCGCAAATAAATCGGACACCTTTCAAACTTCCAGTAAAATTAGTCGTTGTTCTAAAATCATTATCGACTAAAACACCGGCATTGGCGGTAGTCTCCGATTTTGTAAACAAGCCATTGCTTACAGTGCCTTCAACCGGATGTGTTATTAAAGCTGAATTGAAATAAAAGTCCATTCTTATAATCCAATTACGGAGCCGAAGTCCCCATATCAGTAACATTTATTTTATAATAATGCCCATCAGACTGACTATAGAGATACAAAACGCCTTCTTTGTTATACAGGTTAATTGAAGTTTCATTCGGCGTAAATTTGAAAGTTGTTGAATTGCCACTTGATGGAATTTCAATACCTTTATTGGCCCGTATTTTATTTCCTATCGATACCACCGGTTCAGTACCAGACATATCACGTTCAATATACGTATCATAATTATCGGTGAACATAATCCTACCATCAATCATAATTCTATCACTCAAGGTAAATTCATTTCCGTTATGATCGAGATACTCGTTTTGTCCACCTGCAAAAAACCTGTCTGCTTTAATATCATTTGTTGTGACATTACCTACATCAGTTACCTGTTGTAGATTTTGGTCGGTAACAGCACCACCGTTTATCCAATCTGTACCCGTCCCTGTTGAGCTTAATACCTGCCCTGTAGTGCCAGTATCGCCACTCGAATCCTTATATTTGCCAATTACTGATAAATCACCACCAACACCAACATTTTGAGTAACACCCAAATCCCTTCCAACACTAACATTTTGAGTAACATTTAACCCCCCATTAAAATTGAACCCATAATAACCGAGATAACTGTCATCACGATAAAATTCTAAAGTTTCATAGGTAAAAGGCTCATTGCCTCTGGTAGCAGTATACATTCTTGGACCTGTTTCATTTTCGTTAGCGCCATCAAAAAACAATCTGTTTGAGACAAAAATTGAGCCATTAGAAAGTATCTTTTCACCAATTATCGATGTCCCAAATAAATCACCATCAAAATAACCGGCATAGCCATTGATAACATCGGTACTTTTGCCATAAACACCAATATCGCCTATGCCATAAACACCATATCCTTCACCGCTACCAGTGTTATTTCCTGCGCCATAAAGCCCAATATGCTTACAAGCAGATGAACCAAATGATGTGAATTTTCCGCCCGATAGTGCATTAATAAAGGGAACGCCTGCTCCATCTGTTGCAATATGACTCGTAATTCCCGTCATGCCACAGAAATTTTGATTTGTCAATGCACTATGAACTGAAGAGGTTGTTGTCGGTTCATCAAGCATTCTTATTAACAAACCGCCAGTAAGCGAATTAATATCATCGGCACTGGCCGTAATGATTTCACCATCTTGTAATAAATATGAACCAACACCGGCACCGGCCGTTGTATCCGTCATATAAAAGCCAGAGGTGTCTACATTAACCTTGTCAGGAAATGACTTTAATAAATAAGTACCTTCGCTGAACAATTTGTCTCGCTCTCCGTGAAATATCTGGTCAGCAGTATATTTTAAACCTTCCGAACCAAGATTATCTGTTTGACTGAAAGCTAATCCAATTAAAAATATTAAATAAATGTGTTTCATTTTTATCCTCTTAAAATAATTGTTCTCGCAAACCTGAACTCAAATTATATCCGCAATAAGATTCTTGTGTTGACGTCATTCCTTGCGTTTGTTTAACCCAATGGTAGTTAGTGTCGTCGAACCACAGAAATTTTGCTCGTGTTTGGTCAACAGCTAAATCAAACAATTTAAATTCTTCTTTATGATCTTTACTAAACCCTTGCCATTCAAATACTCGTTCCCAAACTGCGCCGTGTCGTTTGTTGGTGATTTCTCCACCACCGCTCATCTCGCCACCAGAATCTACGCCCGAGACATGTCGGTAAGTGTTACCTAAACTCCAGTTGTGTGGAAATTCAAATATCCGACCGATGTAGGCTTCGCTAATCGTTAATCCGCTTGACGATGTAAATTCTATATTCCAATAGCTACTCGCGACAATATTATAAGTGATAACATTCCACCCAACACTAACTGCTTGGCTGGCAACAGTCGTCGGTGAAGAATGTCTTTTAATGGTGAGTGTCCCACTGCCACTGGAAACATAAACAACCGCACAATTTGAAAGTAACGAACCGCCAAAAGCGAAACGTAGTTCATCACCGCTATTAATTCCACTCATTGCAAATTTTATATTCTGGTCATTCGCGAAATGTGAATTGGTTAATGGACCAGTATAAACTGACATCGCAGCATCGATATCGATTGGATAATAGTATTTCACACGACCCCCGCAACTCTGGTAACTTTTAAATCAGCTGAATTGGTATATTTAGACGGTTTGGTTACCGCATAAGGCATTGAATTATTTACTGTCTCACCATAAATTTTATAATTTGGCGGAAAATTCTTAAATTTTACAATATCCATCGGTTCAAATTGATTTAAGATCGGCTTTAAAGATTTAAACGTTAGTTCCCTAGTCCGCTCTTTGAACCAGTCTGACTGTGCTTCACCATAATTATTAACTGTTGTCTTATCATGCGAAAATCTAAAATCAACCTTCCCCTTTTTTAGTCCATATTTATTTTGCGACACTAAACTGCCTAAATTTGCATTATCTTCCGGCGTTAAAGCTTTCTGACTTTTATTTGCACCATAATCATAATGATATTTCATTGATAAATGGTTGGTAATTTGATTGACTGGTGTTAGCCTTGCTTCCGGTAGTGAAACAGACTCGTTTAAGGCAGAAGGAAAAGCAATATCAGTCTCATAATCGATAGTGTAATCAACCGCTGTATAGGTTCTGCGCCTTGCCCTGATTTTAGCTTTGCCATCGGCACCCCACCAAAAATACAGTCCCGATAGTTTACATATTTTTAAGATTAGCTCTTTTAAATTGGTATTGGAATATTGCGAAAAGGCAAATTTGATATCGGAAACTGGCATATTAAACACATTACCAATTTCACCACGAATTTCACCATGGATGGCATTGCCGGCTTTGTCAAAAAACTCTGTATTAATTTCAGCACCAACCGACCTTAATAAGTCTTCAATAATGTATACCGGATTTTCAATAACAGTCCCCGCGCTGTAGCCGTTTCCACGATTTATCCAGCTGCCATATTCACGACCCTTGCCGGAGATATACACCGCTTCAATATCACCGATATAATTTAAGCGTGTTGTAACTACCCGCTGACCACCACCACCATATCCCAAGTTTGGATGAGCATCTCGATCGTCGGTCTCTACCATTTCATACTGTTTTTTGGAGTATTGTTTTTCCGGCGTGAACTCTAATTCAAGGCCGATGGCATAAATATTTAATTCCAAACCGGACGCATCAGTTTTTATTACTATTTCATTTAGCCCTAGCCCCCAAGATTCTAATTCAAACGAACTAAACAATTCATTAAGAAGATATCCATCCACACCAAGGGGGCTCATCCACGATGGATAAATTCTTACATTCCTTATATTACCTTTATTGGTTTCTATTATAATAGGCAGCCCCAATAGATCCACATTTGAACTTAGATACATTTTTAACCATATGTTTCTAATATCACTACCCAGCTTTGATATCGTATCAGAAAAACGAAATCGCAATCTTACGTCATTGCCGGTAACTGTCCACTTCATACCAGTATTTATGTCGCCATCAAACCCCTTTTCATAATCGACCAAATTCCCACCAGTGCTTGGTGTATCATGTGCCGAGAGTGGATAGTAGGTTCTCCAACTATTACCACTAAAAGTAATTTTAGGCAAATTTTCGACCGTAGGTTCATTTAGCCAAAACCACTGACCATTTTTATACATATAAACATTTTCAAAGCTATTAATCGGAACTGAATCTGGATGAACCGAAACGCCGGTATTGTCATCTTCCCAACCATCTGTAATTATGGCCGGCACTTTAACCGGTGTAAATTCAGGATTGAACCCCGAACAATCGCCATACATTATAGGTATTGGCTCATCAATATTCTTTTCAGGAGCGTTAGGATGGGCTGTTTTGTTTACTTTATTGGTGGGAATTTCTACATCATATTTAACCCACCAATCGTTGAGATATAAATTACAAGTCAGCTGATTATGTCGGGCGATTTCATCGGATATAATTCCAGAAGCGATAATATTTTGGGTTGAAAAATCGGCATTGTCATCACATTGAAATAGTTCCCATTTGTTTCCAATGAAGTTTTTAGAATCGTATAAATCGCTAAATCTTTGACCCTCAATTCCATTTATACCGTTGTCAAGCGTTAAATTCATTGTGCCATTACGTACCCTAAAGGCATTTAGGTTAACATCTTTAAAAACGCCGTTATCCCAACTTTGCACAATCCCATAATAAACGTCATTTCCAATTTGGCGTGGTAAGTCTGATATACCAATCCATCCGCTATCGTGATATAACCGCAGTACCCAATAACCTCGAAAATTGTCTCGTTTGAAAGCCGATTTTAAACTTTCGGTAAAATTAAGCATTAGCCACCGCCCGTTTAACTGCGTCATTAATTGCCATTGCACTTTCGTCGTTTATCGTTCCAATTACTGTTATCGGAACTGATACTTGTGTGCTTACGGCCGGCACACTCGCAATTGGTGCTTGTGCTATACTGCCTGCTGCTTTTGAAGCACCGCCGGTGATACCGCTAATACCTCCACCTAAAAAGAACTTACCAAATCCAGCAAATGAAGCTGTCCCACCAGTAAATAAATTCATTAACATATAAACAGCTGCTTTGCTTGCCAATTGAACAGCAATCGCTCTTAAACTCGCCACAACCGCATCACCCATATTTTTGCCATATATTGCAGCTTGGAATAATGCGTTTCCAAACTGTTCAACGCTTTGTAGGGCTATTTTTTGTGTTGTATCAAATACTTCTATTTGTGAAGTAATATTATCAAAATGTTCATTAATATTATCTGGTAACAGGTTAAATGTGCCGTCTGAATTGATTAAACCTTGTATTGATTCAATGAGAGACATCAAATCGTTAGCACCAATTACTGATAAGTCTATCCCTGATTGTCCCGCTATTGCCTTCAGCCCCTGAAGTGCTTCGAGCGATTCTGAATTAATAGCAATTTCTCCACGATTAATGGGGATTCTTGATAATACTTCGGCACGCTGTTCTTCCAAATCAATTTGACGTTGTAATGCTTTGGCATATTTTTCCGCCTCTTCTCTGGCCTTTTCCATTGCCTTCCTCTTCGCTTTAAGAGCAGCTGCATCTTTTTGGGCTTGTAATTCAAGGGCTTGATTTTTGGCGTATTCTTGTTCTTTGGTTTCAAGCGCTGTTATTTCAGCCCTTAATTCAGCAATTCGTTCTGCTCTATCGTCATCACTCGAAAAAATTCCGATTTTTGGAAATAAAGAAAACAACTTACTACTCTTGCCTTCTTCTAACCGCTCTAACTCAATTCTCATATCTCGTATTTTTTCTTCAGGACTACCCCAATCATCCAAACTTTGCGTCAAGAGCCTCATTTTCGCAGTAAATGTTTCAACTAATGGTATTACCGCTGGCTTAACTAATTTTCCTAATTCAATCCTAAAGTTTGCCATTGTTGTTTCATATTGGTCAAACTTTTCCGCATCGGTTAAAGCAATATCACCAACCTTTTTAAGCTTATCGCCCATAAGCTTTGTAGCAGCTTCAACTGCTAATTCTCGGCGTTCAACTGCCGAAAGTGAAGATGCCAAAATGCCATTGTCTTTTGCAAGTTGTTCTATCGTTTTATTTAATTCTGTTAATGAAATTCCAAAATTATCTAATAGCTCCGTTGAACCTCTCAACACACCACCGAGAATATTATCAAAAACTGTAAGTGCATCTGCGCCTTTCCTTACAGACTCCATTCTGGCGTATTGTGCAAATATTTTTAACTGCGCATTGGTTGCTCCCAAATCAATACCAATTAATGATTTTTTCATTAATTCTATTTCAGGGATTGTGTCTTTTGTTGCTTCTTTAAGTTCGATTAATAATTGTTTTGAATTATCAAGATTTGAAAACGCCCGCTCAACATTTTCAGCTTGCGCAGCTAATCTGGACAATTCAAGCGATCCTTTTAACGCCCCTAATGCAGATTGAACACCAAAATACGCACCAGCCAGCTTAAAGGCCGAAGCCGTCATCGATTTGGTCGCAGCATCTACACCCCGTAGTTTCCTTTCGGACGTTTTAGCCCCCTTTACACCAATTTTGTATAAATAATCTTTAAACGCCATTTTATAGTTCGCTTATTGCAGTCAATTCTTCTTTAATTATTGAATAATAATCCAAGTACAATACCGGACAGTTCATAATATCTGCTGCGATCGGCATACCCGTATCTAATGATGCTGTTACTGTACTAATCACTTCAAACATCCAATCCTCAACAAAATATTTTGAATCGCAAAACTGGTTGTACCATAATTCTTTCCCCAGTGTCGGTTGTTTAGACTTACTATTACTTTCATTTTTTATTTTTTGTATCTCTGGTAATTTTTCGTTTACAAACCATAATATTTCCTCCCAAATATCCTCTTCCGCTTTAAATAAGCGTTCTTCTCCACTTATTGCGTTAGATTTGAACGGAAGTATTTTTTTATTGCGGTTGCCTTTATAGGCAATCCAACAGGCTAATCTAACGCCTATTATTTTTTTTCATTTGGAAACCAATTATCAACAATCGCATTAATTAGGCCGATAGAGTCAGATTCACTAAAACCTTCAAAAGCATCTTTACCAAGGCCGGACAACTCATACACACGCACTAAAAATTTTCCAAACCCTGCACCATGAATATATTGCCCATCTGAACCCACAATTCCCGTACGTAATCCAGTCAATTCCAAACGCTGCTTAAAACTAATATCAGCGATTTCGTATGCCTTTTTTTTATATTCGATTTTCATTTTTTCCCTTATACAATTAATTCCAACATATTGCCTGAATCGGCAACGATTTTCACATCAACATCTAAATACATCGATGTATTTTTATTCCAATCAACGCCTGTAATAACCGCATTGTCGGCTTTAATACCAAATTCGGTAGCCGAAGTCCAAGTTGTATTATTCGAAAGTTCTATCGAACGGTTAGCATCTCCATCAACCCAGTTCTTTACCAAACCTTTAGTTGCTGCATTGTACATAATTGTACCTTGGGCAGTAACCATAATTTCTGGCACGGCTCTTGATATAGCTTGCGGGTCTGCATTAGCACCCTGAAACCCTTCATATTTTGACTGATTTTTAATCGTTAATTCCAATCCATCTAATACCACGTTATCAACTCCGGCAAACTTTTTCTTATTTGAAAATGAGCGGATATAATAAAAATCATTGGAGTATTCTAATAATCCAGTTGGCGTAGGCCGTTCGTGCTGTTCTAAATAACGAGTTTCAAAGGTTGCTGTAAACTTGGTTAATCCATTTGTGTCTTCAATGCCATTTACTCTTAATACCAAATTGGTTACAACACAACTCGGCAGCAAGATTGTGCCATTACTAACTGGTGAAATCAGAGCAACTGTAAACGTTTTAATTACTGACGATGGAGCATTATGCAATAATTCTGGTGGCATATAGTTAGCCGGTATATTATAACTCGATGGACTACCAGTTACGCCACTCGTTAAAACATTTTGCACCAACAGCGGTAATGTCACTTTATCCGCTGTGCCTTCGATCGTTATTGATTTGATTGTTCCATACTTACAAGTAAACATATCGACCACTTTCGCCGTTCTGCCGACACTATGCTTAGCATCCGTTATTTGCACCGGATTAAACTCCGGCATACTGATTGAATCAATATTGATTAACTGCATTCCCGAAGTAAGCGGACTTCCAATATTGGCTTCAGGCTTTATCGCAAATAAAAATTCTTTCGGTGAATAACCCATTATTTAGCCTCTTTTTTTACTTTTGTTTCTAATTTTACCTCTGTTAAATATTCTTCAGCTGCCGTTGGAACTTTATCTAATTGAACTGTTTGACCGGCATTTAACTTCTGCCATACATAGTAATCCAAACCGCAATAGCTATCCCAAACTGGTAGCGTTTTATCCTTTAATTTGTATTTTTTCATTTCTTAAATTTTCCCTATAACATTCAAAAATCATTTTAACCTGATAATGCCCCTTTTCAACATCTTCAGCTTGTTCGTAATCGATTCCACTTACCCGACCAAAATGCCAACAATAAGTATCTCTATTTTGACTCCAAATCGAAGTAGTACTACTCCACGTTCCCATCTCATCCACCCAATACTTATGTATCGTAAAATCGCTATGTTCATCAATTAGTCGAACAAACTGTTCGGCAATATTGGAGAGTGTTAATTTTATTTCTTGATTGAGTGTTTCACCGGCTTCATAGTCATAGACCACCTCCACTTGATAAGAACGAGCTTGGCTTCTTGTCCGTAAATCGATTAGCTCTTCTGGAACTTGTTTAACCAAAAAAGATTGATGTCCAGTGTGTTTATTTAGCTCGACCGGAATACCAGTAAACTCATTTTCCACCAAAGCAACCAATGGCTCGAAAATTCGATAATAGTAAACGTTGTGGCTTAGCATACTGTAACCGGAATTGATTTAACTGATTGGTGTGATTCGATTGTATCTTTGGACATTTCAATATACCACGTGTCATTTGCAGTATATTTACCAATATGAAACTTTAATCTTAATCCATGTGCCAAAGTTTGATAATCACCGTTAATTATTTGATTGTCGACAACCCTTTCAGTCATCAATCCGGTGCTACCTTTGACATAAACGGAATATTTTATCGCCGATTCTGTCCCATAACTAAAATCGCCATCGGTTTCGATAACCACCTTAACTGTATCATTGCCAGTTGGTTTTCCTTCAATATCAGCTATACCGCCAGTTGTGGTTTCATCGACAGATTGCTCAACAATTTTACCTTCACCGAGACTAGGCGTAACTTCATTCGATAAATTTATTTCACCATCTCTAACCTTTTGTAATAGACCTTTATCGTATTCGATGCCATCGTAATTATAATAACGTTCCAAGCGGTCAGCTAATTCTTCATTATGTGGTCTGACCAATCTACCGACTGCAATAGCAGCTGTACCGCTAACAATGACTTCGTCGTAATCACGTTCTCCCCAGCGATGTTTAATAATCGGTTTACCAACAATCATCCGCACAAATTCAGATGATTTGCTAATTACATCATTAACAAGGGTACTCCAGTCAACTCCTGCCGAAATTGTCATAGAGGTTGGATTGGCTGACCTTAAATAAACCTCATCTAAATCACTGTCATAGTTCCAATCGCCATCATCTACGCATTCAGCTTTAGAATCCTTCTGATTTAACTCAATACCTTTGCGATACAACACCTGAATTGAACCTGTCGAACCGGCTTTGTGAAGATTATCCTTGCGATCGTCGTTTACCTTTATCCAGCCGGTTATTTTCCGCTTCTTATCATAATCGGCAATCGTTGGTAGTATCGACCTTAAGTCAGATTCAGTACAGTAGCTTGGTTCTTTCATTTCAGTTTCCTAATGGCAGGCTTCAATTAAGAAGCCCGCCAATAAGTTTATTTACGCTAAATTGACAATTTGTCCAGCAGTGTCGGCTGCAGGTTGCGTTAATACTGCACCAAATAAAACATCTGTTACTACTCTTGTAGCAATATGCTCTATATCCCAATTAGATTTAACCCGTGGTTTAATCTGCATTGCAAACCGAACAGAATCTTTAGTAAATATGGATGCACCAGTTGCCCAAGATGGTGAATGGAATGTATCCATACCATAGGCTTGTCCCAATGTTCCAGATTTTTGTCCTGCTGGTTGACCAGTTTCATTGGCAAAAGTAAGCTTGTCTTCACCCAGTAAAAATGAATATACTGCTGGCGATCCCACAAGATACGCTGATGTATAGTCGACGTTTATGTCCATTAACTTCTTTAACCCATCCCGTATTTCAGCATCACTTGGCTGGTCAGCGGTAGTTAATGCTATTGAATTTGCAGTAGCAGATTGTATTACACTCGCAAGATAGTTTTCCACTTGTTTTGCTAATGAATAGCCCATCGCACGAGCATACATATTGAACAAATCAGCCGATTCCTGCACCCTGACAATATCTTCTATTCGTTTGGCTGAATAGAAATGTTGATCAACCACTAAGGTTGTTTTGTCGTCGGTGTTTGCTGAAAATGTAACCGGAGTATCAGCTGCCTTTGCTGCAGCTGTCTCTTCCAGTACTCGTGGAATATGCAGTGTATCACCACCATTAGCAAGCTCTGCACTTACATCTGTTACTTTTTCTTTTAATAAAAAATTCTGCTCCGCATAATCCGAAATTGCGTCTGACCACAATTCAGATATAAATGCATCAGCAGTTGTTTTTGTTACGTTTGGCATTTAATTATTCCTTATATTAAATACGACTTTAGATGATCTTGCCACCCCTCACGCTTTTCACTATCAGATTTGCGGAAAAAACCCTTTTTTTCCTTTTCTGTTTTAGCAGTATGGCGTGTTGGGCTCTCGGCATTAACACCTAAACTCGTTCCTTTTGAAATTTTCTCTACGACCTTCTCTAATTTTTCCAGAGCCAGTCCTTCGTAAATATCCCTATCCTCTTCAGGGATTTTTCCCATCAACACTTCTCGGCGTGATTTCTCGTAAGCCGTCCATTTGTCAGCAACTTCTTTAGTTTTGCCGTGTGCGGATTTTTCAGCTTCAAACAAATCTTTAAACTCCCCGGTTTTTTTCTTGCGATCTTCGGCTTCGGTTTTCTGTACCTCTTCCATTTTTGCTATTTTAGCTTCTGCCTTAATAGCCCTTTGGTTCACTTCTCGAAATCTTCTGTATGAAATTGATTCGGGATTTTTCGTTTTAACGACTTCGGGGTCGGCATGTTTTTTTTCGTTGACATCAACGGGACTTTTTTTAACGTCTTTAGTCTCGACTTTTTTTTCTTCTGACATTTTCCTTTTTTACCTCTTGTTTGAGTTATTATTTTCCAATTTTAAAAGTGATTCGTTCACTTGTTAATTTTATATTTTTATCAAATTTTTTAGACAATTCTCGTTCAAAATACTTTTCAATATGTTTAGCAAAGGGAAAGCCTTCATCTTTTACAATTTGCCTTCCCATTTCATCATTATAGCGAACTTTAGCTGCACTTTTTTCCTCAGCCCAGCCTACTACACCGCTCGTTTTGGTTGTCATTTCTTTTATTATTCTGAAATTTTTTAACATCTTTCCCGACAGAGTTAAATTTGGATGTCCACCACTAAATTTTAGCTGACCTTTTATTTTACCAGCTGACTTCCTCTTCCTGTATTGCTCAGTATATGGTTTAAATCTTTTCTTATTCACATCTAAACCGCGTTTTGCATCACGTTTTACCCTGTCCACAACATCCTGCAATAACCATTTCATAAATTGTTTGTCAGTGTAAACTATTTTGCTAATTGGTTTGGGCTTTCTCATTTCTTTTGCGCCTTATCTTCGGCTCGAGCTTGTATTTCTACATTAGCACTTTTAGCCATAGATTTTGTTACAGTTGTAATCAGGCTCCATTCATGCCCACGACAATTAAAACCACATCCATCATCTAATGAATCTGGATAACGGCTTTCTATTTCCGCTAATGTGAGCTCGCCGGCCGCCATCATCTCTAATCCATAATCACGGGTCTTTTCATCTAATGGTCCGTCATAAACATATCTTTGATTCGCTGGCATGCTTTTCATCATTGTGTTGGAAACTTGCCGATTAAATCTTGAAAGTGCCGTGGTAACTTCTGTTTTTACTTGAGCTTTGGTTAATGCTCCATTAGTTCCTTTTCTTAACCTTTCTATGATCGCTTTTTCATCCCATTTCTTTCTTATTATGGAACTAAATATTTCTTTTTGAATCGCACTGATTTCGATTCTACTTTTTGTTAGCCAAAATTGATTTTCAATTTTTCTTAATGCTTCCAATGTAATGGCAGTTACATTCCCAAAATAAGTCATACCTTTTAGTTCTATCAGATAGGCTCCCATTAGCTTTTTAATGTCACCTTTAAAATTGAGTGTTTCCATTACAAATGATTCCATATCCAAGGTGATAGCTTTCATTAAATCATTTACATCTGCCTTCTTCAATTTTAAATACCGGCGCACTGCCTCCTTGCGCATTTTTTCCAATGCGGTGTAAAATTCTTGCGCTGCTTTTTCGCGGTTATTCATTATTCACTCTGTAATGCATTCAATATATCAGTGCCTTTCTTGCCGTTCACTTTTTCAATGCGTCTTTTAATTTCCTCTTCCGGCATATCCGGATTAACTTCTCTAAAATAATCTTCCAAATCGTAGCCGTTTTGAAATCTCCAGTCCCAAATTTCCTGTATTTCTTTTTCAGTTTGTGGAAATTGGATCTCTTTGAAATTGACTTGATAATCGCCCTCAAATTTGCCCTTGCCTTCAATATCTAATATTGTTGAATCAACTTTAAAGCGTTCTTTTTCAATTTCAACCCACAAAGGAATATCACTTTCACGGGCGTCTAAATTTTCAATTTCTAAAATGCGTAAACTCTCTCCGCTGGGTGGATTTCCACCGCTCTCGCCCCAACGTATTCGCAAATGATTGTTTTCAGCCGTCATGTTGGCAAAAGCTTTAACCGCTTCAATATTATCTAATAAACTTCCAGCAATCCCAATCGTACCAAGTGTTGAATCTTGCGGAATTTGAATAGCACTGTCTAATCCCCACTTAATTGGGTTCTTTTGACTAAACTTTCCATTTGTCCAAAGCGTGCCAAGGTTAAATCTTGCACCTAAAGCAATTTGTGTCATACCAATTCCAAGCTGAATAGCCGTGTCAACTACATCAAAAGCTCCGTGTGTATTACTTGCTTTAGTAAATGGCAATATTTTATACGGGTTTAATCTTTGAGGATTGGATGGGTCATCTTCAATTTTCCCATCACTCTTAAAAACAAAATGTAGTCCGGCTTCACCATCTCTGGTTTCACTCCAAAATGCGAACCGACGATTGCCCTTCTCATCTTTGTTGATTTCATAAGAATAACCCCAAACATTATTTTGGTCATCCTTTAAATAATATTCTTGAAAAATCGGAATAATTTTATACTCCAGCCTCTTTTTGCGTTTGTTGTAAAACGAATACAACAGACAGTCTTTCAACAGCCACGCTACCTCAGCAAACTCCCGCATTTTCGAATCTAATTGATAGCAATAATCAAAATACTTTTCTTTTTTTAATATTCGTTCGGGTGGCTTTTTATACAGCATCATTCTTGCTCTGGCAAATCTTGGAACGATCTTTTGCGGATATTCAGGGACTTGCTTATGAACCTCTTTCTTAAACAATCGTCTGATATGTTCACTAACTTGAATCGGATCATGGTAATAATGGTCTAAAGCAACTTGTTTTTTCCCATCTAATTCTGTCGATTGCATAAACTCGGCCTGCTTAATCGACTTCATTACTGCTTCAACTCCGAGTTGCGGTATTATCATCGAATACCTCGTATGTACCGGTCTTGCAAGGGAAAGCGATTTATAAAAAAGTAACGCGTTTCATCGCAGCCGTGGTCGTGATAGCCGTCTTTTAATGGTTCGTCCTTCAATTCTCGACCCTCTTTTTTTTCGGGATAACGATAGCCGTCATAATCTATGATATGTCCTCCGCATCTACGGGATACATAAAATCGTACTTTACCTTCCGCATTTTCAAAAAAGGAACTAACCAATCCAACGCCTGCTGGAATGTTTCGGGAGATTTTGTCTTGACTGTAATCAATTCTAATTCCGTTGCGCCTAAATATTTCAATGTCCCCAACTCCGCTGACGGATTGTACTCCCCGACCAGCGGGATCACCGAAGTATTTGATAACTTGATACGGCTTAGCTTTAATGCGATCCACCAAAGTTTGAGTTTTAATATTTTCCTCGTGAGAAATTTCATCGATTAAATGTACCTCATAGTCGCCCTCGACCTTGCCGACCTGATACCAACCCACGCTGGGCATGCGGTATCCAAAATCGATTGAGCAATATGTTTCCCATTCTTTTTTATATTGCAAATTTTTAACATGGACATTTCTGTCAAATGGATAAACCTTGCCGGCAAACGATGTAAACTGTGCCATGTATTCTTGATTAAAAAATTCTTTAGCCAAAGTCTTTTTAGCTTCAGCAATATCTGATTTAGGTATAACCGGATTGTCGCTTGTAGGCGATTGAATACTCCACCAATTTTTATGGTCTTTTGATTTTCCTCTATTAAATAGGTCATGAAACCAATTATAACCTTCTGGAGTTGATATAAATATTGCCTTTCCCTCTCGGTCAGATAAAGTCGGTCGTAAATATTGCTCCCAAATTCTTTTTTTGACTTTGGCAGCTTCATCCAAGATGAGCAAATCCAGCCCTTCGCCCACCAATGAATCGGGGCTATCGGCTGTTTTACCTTCAATGGTTGCACCCCAAGCGAATTTAATATAGCGTTCCCTTTCAGATTTACGCTCGGTTGGCATTTGTTGTTTGATAATACATTCACTCCAAACTTCACGAAATACTTTATCGGTAAGGTCATAAGTCGGGGCAACAATCCAAATCTTTGCATTTTGTTTTTGACATTCAATTTCAATTTCTTTAGCTGCCGATAAGGATTTGCCCCATCGGCGACCACAAACGGCAACTTTAAATCTTTTGTTAAATTGATGTAACTCGGCTTGTCCCCTGTGCGGAACAAAGCCGGTATGCTTAAACCATTTAGATTTGAAGTCAATCTTTATCCTCCGCCAATTTTCTTTGCCAAATCACAAACGGTGCTTCGGTATTATCAATCGCTAATCGTTCAACTGGCTTACCTTCAGTTCTATCAGCAATGAACTGTACCGCCCACGGACGACCTTCGAGTGCAAATTCAAAAACTCGTCTCATAACAACATCTAATTTTGAATATTTACCATCTTTGGTCCCGTCTTCTTCACCAATCTTTTTAAGAATATCTGGAATACATTTAACTTTTGGTGGTCTACCTTTGCCATATTTATTCCCCTTTTGAAATAGGCGTCCATTTACTTTTTTTTTCGTTTTTGTTTCGTTTTTAACGGGCATTTTTCAAATTCAGTTAATTTCTTATGCCGGACCACTTACCGTTCTATTTTCTCCGGTGTGAGGAAAACTGTCGTCCCTCTACCCTTTAGGGTAAAAGGTTTACAAAAAATGGGTTATTTTGGGTGAATTATTTTTTTGAAAGGTGTCGTGCTTTTTTACGGGCACGATGCCAATATACGCTAACTGTTGATTTAGCGATATTTAGCCGGTCGGCTATTTGTTGGTGTGTTAATTTTTTTCCTATTTTTAAAATAAAAATTTCTTTTTCCCTGTACGACATTTTAGCTACCCAAAGTGCCGTATTTGATAGTAAATCAAAGTTTTTTTTGGCTGCTTGGGCAAGTTCAGCGTTTTCTGCAAACTCATATTGGCCAGTATCTTTTATGTTATTTATGTTCATTACGTTGAGCTTTTTTACCAGTAAACTCTTCCCATCTTTTAACAATAACATCGCAATAGTGCGGGTCTATTTCCATGCCATAACACTTGCGGTTAGTTTTTTCGCAAGCTATTAAAGTTGATCCGGAGCCGAGAAATGGGTCAAGAATAACTTCGTTTATATTAGTCAAAAGCAATATCGCCTTTACCGGCAGTGCCACTGGATAACAAGCGGAGTGATTTGATAGCTGCGTGTATCCTGTTGTAATTCTCCAATAATTCGTAATTCCTTTTTTTGTTTTTTTGTTAAAAGCGTGCTTTTTTTCTGTGGTCCCTAAATACGCCTCAACTAAGTCATTTTCTATTGCCGTTTCTGTCCCCGCCAATAAAATATCTTCATATTGTCGGGTTAAATATTTGGTTGATGTGATTGGTATTCCATGTCCCTTATCCCAAACTATTTTTTCTAAAAACCGTAACCCCGTATCCTTGGTAATGCGATAAAATATTTCAATCCATTCCCATTTCGCATTTTTATTATAACTGATATTCCAAAATAAATATCCACGTAGATATTTCCTAATATTGAGTATAACATTAATATTGAAATCAATATATTCCTGACTTTTTAGATTATCGTCATAGTTCCTATACATATCCCCGGCCATATTATAGGGCGGTGATGTAAACACCATATCAGCTTTAGCACTATTCATTAGTTTACCCACATCTTCCTTTTTAGTGGAATCACCGCATAATAACCGATGGCTGCCTAATAACCATAAATCGCCTGTTTTAGTGATTGCATCTTCAACTTCTGGGACTTCGTCATCGTCTGTTAATCCACTTGCCTGCTCATCATCAAAAAATTGCAATTCCACATCTGTAAAACCCCAGTCCGTTAAATCTTCAATTTCAAATTCATTAGCGAGTTTATCCCAGTCCCAGTCGCCAGTATTTTTGTTACTTCTAATATTATATTCTTCAAATTCTTTTTGGGTTAATTTTCGGCTGGGAACTCGTACATCGATTGCGTGGTCTTTTCCGTACAATTCTAATAATATTCTAATTCGTTGATGACCAGCGCAAATTGTATTATCAGTGTTGATAACGGGAACTTCAGCAAGACTAAATTTCTCAAGTGATTTTTTTAGATTTTCATACTGCTCTTTTGATAATTGGCGGGGGTTGTATTCGTATGGAATTAAGTCCGCTAATACTCGTTTTTCATTATGCCATTTTAGTTTACTCATAACAACTCCACCATTTCCCAAGCCCGTCATCAAAGATGGTTTTTCATTCATTTTTCCACTTTGTTTTGGTTACTCATTTAAAGCCTCCATTTTTGCTTTCAGGTGGTCTCTAAAACCTTTCAATTCTTTTAAGTATTTTGCTTTTGTACTTCTTTTAAGATATGATTTGTCAAAAAATTCTGCGTAGTCCTCTTCATAATAGATAGAATCATGACCGATATTGATTACATTAAACAAACCTCCCTCAGAACTAATAACTTTTGTACATTGAAGAAATATTTTATTATCATCGTTGTCAATTTTCCAAAATGTGTTTAGGTATTTTTTTGATGGTTTTTTCGTCATCACATATCCTTAACTATGAAACTGGCGCTCTCCACAAAAAGCATAGCGAAAAGTAGGGCTACAAATATGGACCGTACTCCCACGCCCCATTCATAACAATTCCAGTTCCACAGAACAAAGGAGATGGACATATAAAACACCAAGCAAGCAACACCCACGCGTATCAGAACTGCGTTCATAATAACCTCCTATCTTTACCTTTTAATTCAAATTTGTTTTTGTTAAAATCGCTCGGCTGCAGTTTTTGAAAATCGTTCGTTGTAGAACTGCTGCCACCACCAACGTAAGGATATAAATCACGTCCGGGACTTTTCGGTAGGCATAATTGTCTGTTTTCAATTATAGCTGTTCTATATTCATCAACAATCCGGTTGTAGCGATATTTAATTCCGTTATCGAAATCCGTTTGTGAAATACTATACCTATCTAACAAGCCTAATTCCTCTGCCATTAGCTGAAGTATGGGATGTTTTAATAGCTTTACATCCCGCTCGAAACTATGTCCTGCCCACGCTGAAAGGATTCTACGAGTTTGCGCTTGTGATGGCACCGGTATTTCTTTTTTCGCACAATCAAAGAATTTAGCAATGGGCGGAAAATAGGATTCAGTTGTGATTAGCTTCTTAACACACCCAACGAGTGTGTCCTTACCGAGATGTTTAAGAAATGAATAATATACTGCCAGCTGGTCTTTGGCATCGCCAGTAATCGATTTTCCAAACGCCACGTAAAGTGGTTTAATGATTTTCAAAAAATCAGTTTTTGATAGTTCAACTATGGACATAGTTCTCCTTCACTTCGGCATTTTTAATCATTTCGTCCCACTCGTCCTTTTGAAGCAATTTCACTGCTGCATTCTGAAATTTAGTCTGCCCGTTCTTACTTTTATTTCGTAAACCACGTATTGAAATTATTTGCTTGCTCCAAAAATCGTCTTTAGTGGCATTGCGCAAAACACATTTAATATCGTTCAAAGCAAAATTGTCTAATCGATGCAATTTCTCAATCACATCGCAACTATCTTCTATCAACTTTTGATTAGTCCGCCACCCGTTAAGTTGGTTTTTATGCTGAGTTTCCTGAAATTCGTAGAACTCATAAACAATGTTTAAAAATTCGTTATCAAAATTTGGCGGAATATATTTATTATCATTATTTACATTATTATCATTATTATTATTATTGTATGTGTTCACTTGTTGTTCACTTGTTGTTCGCTTGTTGTTCGCTTGTTGTTCAGATGGTTGTTCATTGGGCTTGGATTCACCACTCAAAACACCACTACCATTACGCTGATACTCGTCGTAGTTAAGGACAGTAATCATTCGGTTTTTGTTTGTCTTTTGTTGTTCAATTTGTTGTTCGGATTTTTCAAAATAATTTAAAATTCTTTCAATTTTACTTTCAGAAATTCCAATCTCGATTGCCAGCTTTTTTCTACCAGTTATAAATTGCCCTCTTTTGATTATTGTATTTTTGCCGTTGAACCATATTTCCTTGTCTTTGTGATAAGCTTTTAAAAGCAGATGCATCCATAATCGAAAATGGTCAGGCTTTTTATACCATCCTTTTTCTAATATTTTGCGGTGTAAGCTAATCCATCCTTCCATTTATTGTGTCCGTTTCGTTAAATAAGAAATTTTATATTTAACGAAATTCATAGTTTCGTTAATTAATTCATAAATTGTTAAAGCTATAATTATTAAAATTGCTATTAGTAAATAAATTGGTAGTTTGAAATAGTTAATCATTTTTTAAATCCACCATTTGTTAATCTATACCTTAACATTTTTCTAAATTTTTTAATTCCTGTCTTAATATTTTAGTAAATAATTTTGACCTTAAAAACTTCTTATCACCACGCATATTTGACCTAATTTCAAGTGCTTCAAATTTCTTTTTTCCGAGTTGGCGAATTTTAAATTCTCTATATTTTCGCTTATTTTGGTCAAAATAACGATGGCAGCCATAGCAAAGTGCGGTGCAATTATCATGGTCGTAGCGGGTATTCCATAGCCCACGTGTAAAGAAATGTGAATTATGCAACCCACTGCTATTAGGCAAGTGTGAGCCCCCACATCTTTGACAAGTGTAATTATCACGCTTGCGGATGATTTTAGAAAAGATGTCGTCTTGGATTGTTCTTAACATTAGATTTGAAAATGGTCGTTAAACAGCATTACGCACACACATTCATAATTCCAGTAATGTATCCGTTCCTTTTTGGATTGGTTATGATTACCATATTCTTTGAATATTCAATTTCCACTCCAAGCTTTTGCAAATGTTCGGCATCGTAAAGTGATAGGCTTTTGGCATGCATCTTTATTTCAAACGGCCTATTTAATTTCATATAGGCTTTAACAGTCTCAAATAGTGTCATAATTAGCTCCATAGTCTTTGTTAGGAAATGGCACGTGAACTCCGTGTTCGGCTAAAATTCGATTTAACATGTCAAAAATCTGGTCAATTTCTTTAGTGGTTAGTTCAGTTGTGCTTTCTTTGTTTAAAATTAACTTTTGAATTGGTCGCCACATATATTCTTTAATATTATGCGCTGTCCAAGATAAATCGCATTGGGTAAGGTCAGTAGTCATATCTAACCCAGCGTCGTTTAGGGTGTTGGCAACTAACTCAAACCATAAATGTAGAGCGTTGTTTTGCGCAAGTGTCCGTACCTTTTTTATGGGGACAACCTTAACAGTCTGTCCGCCGAATTTATTTAACATCCGTATTCTTTCGTCTTGTCGAGTTAAATCGTAAGCTCTTCTCATTGCATTTATTCTCCTTTTATAAAAATCTCATTTGACTTTCACCATCATTATAAACCCAAAAGTGCTCGGAACCACCATAATAGCCATTTTTCCTTAAATCCAATTTTAAAAGTTTGCCGTCAGACGTAAGGTCAGTAATTGCACGTCGTATCGATGTTAGAGGCGTGCTCGGGTCTATATGTTTAATCGCAATTAAACCTTGCCAAACATCCGACGGACTTAAGTTTACGTTGGGGCGTAGTTTGTAATAATTATAAACAAGTTCCGCCTGCTTGCGATTTTTTGCCCAAACTTTTTTCAGCTCAGGCTGTCGCATTTTGTTTGTATTGTAATAATTACCTGTTCGCATTTTCTATGGTGCAAAGTTGCATAGTGGGCTTATTCACCATTGTGATTTTGCCAGTATTTTATCCTATTTTGAATCGACTGATTCAAAATAGATTTGACGTTATTCTTCGACAGAATCTTATGCGTAAGTTTGAGCCCTTGTTTAAATGATTTTTTATCTGATATGAATATCGCTCGTATCAAAACGTCATCAACCACCTGTTTTCCTAATAACTTTCCATGTAGAACAAGTAATTTATCTAATATATTTTTATATGATATGGTCATGTTTTTAAATTCCCTAAATATTTCCACCTTTTTACCAACTGCTTAATAATTACCTGCAAGACCTCAAGCGAACAGTTCACAAGAGGCGTTTCGTCAGCCAAACCAAACTTTTCAAACACGTCAGCTTTCACACTCATACTGTGCCTTACTCCAACCCCTTCAGGATAGTCCAGTTGAGACCTTGCATATCTTTTAATGAGTTTGTATTTCTCATTCAATTCTCAATATTTACCAATACAAATGATACGGCAAAGCCTTCTTTTTCATTAAATCGATGGTTTTTTGCGTATCCAAAAACGTATGGTCTTTTTTCAACCATCCCTTAACTTTGGTTTGTTCTTCATTCGGCAGATTTACCAGATTTTCTTCAATCCATTTGCGCTGTTTAGCCGTCATCATAGCGGGCTTTTCAAGTTCCTTTTCGATCTCCGTTTTTGTCGATGGATATTTTAGTTTAGTTTTTGTTTGTTTTCTCTCCATAGCCATTTCAGCGTCATCGTCTTCGGCCGGCAATAAAACTAATGATTGTAATGAATAGCGACGGGCGTAAGTAATTGCTGAACCTTGCGCTTGCGGGTCTTGTTTAACCATTGTAATCACCATTTTATCCGATATAAACTCGCCGCTTTCGTGTAATAAAATTGTCTCTACGTAAGTTTCTGGTGCAGCATCTAATTTATCGGTATGTCCAACCGGCTGTAAGATTGAAATTCCATTATCATTTAACGCCTTTTTGCAACACTCGATTACATCTTCTAAATTGGCGTATCTGGATTTGAAAAATGGATTTTCTGACGATTTCTTAACGCCATTTATCGCTTTTTGTGCCTTCAATAAAGCGGGGGCTATTGTCGTTATCTTTTCAGATGTTTTCATTCTAACTCCTTTACTTAATTTCTAATCTTGTGGATTGCTCTAACTTGGCACCGGAGACTGAATCTCCCTCTATTAATTTGTCTTTAATCATTTTTTTGTTGATTTTAATTTCTGAAACTTCGTATTTAAACTTTTCCGGTATTAATACGCCATCATCGATGACCACTTTAGGTGGGTTTTTAGCAATCTTGATTACAAATTCCGGCGCTTCGATGCGGTGAATATTATTCTTTTCCATGTTCACTTTTAAATATTGTTTAATATTGGCCATTCTGTTTTCGATTACCTTGCGCCGTTTAGCAATTTTTTGCTCGGCTTGTTTCATGGCGACTGTACTGGCTTCAAGGTTGCCAATATATTTAGCTACATTAGTGGCTTTAACTTCTAATGTGTCTTTTAAAGCGTCAAGCGTATCTTGTACCGCTTCATCATCAAGGTCAGTTAAAGTAGCTAATGCTTCGTTATAATCTTTGGAGATTTCATAAAGTGAAGTGTTCATTTTTTCTCCTTTAAACCTCCACGCTGTCAGGTTCAATATCGTGTGAGCGATTACAATGATTACACACTAAATATGAAGTGTTGATGTCGCAATCTACATCACATTCAATATGTTCAAAGTCATTTCTGTCATGGCAGTCGCAGCCAATTGAGTATTTATGGTCTAAAATCGTGGCATAGCCCTCTTCAATATGCGACACTAAATACGCTGGAATATTGCGGTAGTCGTTATCACCAAACTTTATTAAGATTCTATCGTTCAGTTTATCGCGTAAAAGTTTATTTTCTGCTTGTAGGGCTTTTACATCGCTTGGTGGTAATCCTTTGTCCACCGCTTTTGATAAGTTTTGAGATTTAAGGTTGCTCATAGATCCTCCTTTTTTGGCTTAACTTTTTCTCCTTGCATGAAAAACGCTTCATCAACAGTATCCATAAATTGATTTAAAACGCTAAAAACGTTTTGATTAATTTTTTCAACAAATAATAGTTTGACGGATTTATCCCCTTGTTTAATAGCATCAGACTCCATTCTTTTCATTAAAGCATCCTTTAAATCTTGAGTTGATGAAGTATTATTTGTCGCTGACAGTAGTAGCATCGATATAATACCATAGCCAGTATCTTTATCAATTTTCCAAACGTGATATTTCATTTTGTCCTCCAATTTCCAAACGTGATATTTCATTCTTTCCTCCAATTGTTAATTATATTATTTATTTTCTATAGAAAAATTATAACATAAATATAGTATGTGTCAAGTAATATTTGTAATTTTTTTTAGAATAATTATGAAATATAGAAAAAATACATATAGTTTTCATTCTACTGACCCCGTGGCTGATATGGTTGACCAGTTAGCGGAGAAGTATGACCGCTCGAAGTCGTATGTAATAAATTCTTTGCTTTCGCATTTTGTAAGGCATCCTCCAAAAGAACTGCCACGACTTGAGAAAGTGACCAGCGATAACGACCAGCCAACTCCAAAAGAGCAGTCTTAATTGTTGGTGTAATTACTGTGCTTATTGTTTCTGTTTTCTTTTCCACTACAGCACCCTAATTACCTGCCCCGCAAAGTACAGGGTTGCAAAAAGCAACACCCCGTAAGCGAAGCGAGTTTCTAATTTTTCTAAATTTTGATTTATTTTCATTGTTCAGTTAATATTTAGCCAGCCTTTTTATTGTGAGCCTGCTCTATTAGGTTGTTAATAGTAATATGAATGGGTGTATTAGACTTGTTGGCTAATTGTTTTAGTTTTTCACCATTGGTTCCTATTAGCCGTGTAGCAAAGCTAGTGTATCTTATTTTAAGATGTTCTATAAAATATTTTTCAGAAGTCCCATAATCAGTAATCTCATAAAAAGTATCATGGTCAAATTCAAAGAAAGTCTTTGAGTTAAAATCTTGAAAGATTTTGTCGTCAATATAATCTTTGATAGTGCGATTATCCATTTCTTTCCATTCTTCTTTGCTCCAATCCAATGAGGGAATTATGGTTTTCATTTGGGGGAATATTTTGTCCGAACTATAAAGACCTACTGCCCACTTTACATTAAATTTATAATCGTCGAACTTTTCCATTATTTTTTGCATAGTTTTACCTTTGTATTATTACTCCAAATTGTTTTACCTAAACTGGCTCCACTTCCATTTGGCACAGACACAATTTTTACCCGTGTCCCCATAATTCCATCGGCTATTTTTATAGCTGTAACCATACAACTTTCGATTTTTGCACCGACAGGGGTGTCTTTTAGGTAGATTTTATTTGTCATGCATATACCTATCTATATCGTAGTCCCAAATTCTAATTATTGTTCGGCTAACCTTTTTCGCTCTTATTTTCTGTTCTCTAATCAGTTTTAATACTGTTTTATTAGATATTCCTAAAATTTCAGCGGCTTGTTTCGGGCTTAATATTTTAGCGGGTTGTCCGACTACACGTATGCTCATTGTACCTTCCCGTATAATTCAGCTAATTTTTTTTCAACTTTTTTAATTTGTTGGCAAAGAGTTTTTTTATTTATGGGTTGATTTACAACCTCATTCAGCTTGCCGATTTCTACATTAATTTCTAAAGTTTTGGAGGTAATTGATTTATCAGTTTTTTCGTTATCAATCTTGGCTAAAACGTAGGGTGAACCTTCTAAAAAATATTCTAATATTTGCGGATGTGGCCGGTGTTGCCACAATAATAATATACGTTCAGGCGTAACTTTAGTACGATTTTCTAAAGTATTATAAATGGTATCAATTTTAACATTCCAAATATTTGCGATTTCCTGTTTAGTAAAAATACCAGCATGGATTAAGCAGTACAGATGCGGGTTGTAGCGATTTGCGGTAGTTCTGTACGAAAGATTTATATTTTCTCGCTTTTTATTAATCGGCATGATTTTTAGCTTCATTTGTGATAGGGAATAATATATCAACTGGTACACCCAGTATTTCGGAAATGCGGAGTTTGTATTTATCAGCAACGCTCCACTCCCCATTTAACCATAAACTAACCAATGCCGTACTCACACCTAATTTATCAGCGAGCCAAACCTGTTGTCTGCCCTGCTGTTTTACTGTTTTAGATAGTGTATTCATAATATATTTAACTAATGGTTTATATGAAATTAAATAAAAGTTTAATTAATGTCAAGTAATTTTTTAAATATTTATTAAAAAATTAAATTGATAGTTAAATAACTATGTCGATAATATTAACAATGGATAGACAAGAGGCTATTAAAAAAGCCGTGTTAGAATCCGGTGTGCAACAAAATGTGTTGTCGCAGAAAATTGGAGTCTCAGAAACTCAAATTAGTTTATGGATGTCGGATGAGCACAAGTTTAAAATTAGATTACCGAATTTTGAAGCTGTTATGAACCTGCTTAATTACAAAGTAATATGGAATGACATTTCCAAAACCGACTGCACCATTGTTGCTCCGGGTGAAGAATTACCACCGAGTGAAGAATATCCTCAAGGTGCTACTTGGGAACCACCGGATTTAAATAAAAAACCGATACCGGTTGTTTCGACAGTTTCTGCGGGCAAGTCTGATTACTTTAGTGATGAGGGTCATTTAATCTACGATACCGGCGATGTAGTACAACGTCCTTACGATATGAAAGATATTCATGCTTACGGATTACGAATCGATAAAGTATTTAGCGATTCCATGCAACCTTTAATTAAAGCTGGTGATATCATGATAGTATCGCCCTTTGCGACGGTGGTCAGCAACGATTTAGTGGCGGTTAGAACCAAACAGCATAGTGTTATGATTAAAATAGTGCAATTTCATCGTAATTTTGTTGAGTTGCTGTCAACCAATCCGGCACACGCTAAAATTAAAGTCGACCAAGATGATATTAGATATATTCATAAAATTGTTCATATAAAAAAGAAGTAGGAGAATAAAATGAAAAGATTTTTACTGTTCTTGATTTTCGTTTCGCTTCTATTTGCACATGGAGGCAAAACTGATAGTAATGGCGGACACTATGATCGCAAGACGGGCACCTATCACTATCATAGAAGCAAAGCATATAAACAAACCAATCTATATCCAACACGCTCTAAATCCAATAATAATTTTAATCTGAGAATAAAGGAGCAGGAAAAGCAGCTTAAAAATAAAATATTACGAAAAAGTATTCAAAAACAATCTACCCACTCTGCTACGAACCGCATCAATAAATATGCCAATAAAATGCAGGCAATTATAGCCACTGCACCAAAGGAATTAAAGCAGTATTATTATGAAAAAATCCCAAAAGACTCTGTGCTCTATACTTTGGTTTTACAAAAAAAAGCCGAGCCGATGCACACAAAATCATCCTTTCGACATGTTGATAGTTTGGATTGTATTAATGAAATTGCCAAAGGTGATACAATTTTAATTTTGAACCATGCTATTGGTGATAGAAATAAGATAATGCACAATAATACTGTATGCTATACGCATATTTCTGCTATAACTATGTCACCAATAGAAGTAAAGCTACTCACACGCATCAGGAGGCTCTATACCAACTTAGCTGAAATCAGCCCTTAAAAAAATTACCAATGCTCAAAACAAAAAATAGGAGAGTGAGATGAGAAAACTAATGCCTATCCTCTTGGGAGGTTTATTAATCATGGGTTGTGCAACTACCACTGAAGCTACAAGAGAACAAATGACTCATGAATATATAATTGAGTATCCAAGTATTGAAAAAGATAAATTATTTGAGCGGTCAATGCAATGGATTGCAAATAATTTTCAATCTGCAAAACAAGTGTTAGAATACACGGACAAGGAAGCAGGAAAAATTGTTGGAAATGGAACTACAGATTTAAAAGCAGAAAAAGCGTTAATAGGTGTAGATTTACATTTTACTTTAAATATCGACATCAAAGATGAAAAAATACGGTATAGGTTTATTAACTTATGGTATAATATTGGAGAAATTTCAACACATATGCCACCCTATCAAAAATGGCACCGTCCGGCAAGAATTAAATTTGATAATATTATATCTAATATGAAAGCACATACTCTCATCGATGATGATTTTTAAACCATCGAATTATTAAAATAATGATGAAATTATTAACTTAGGTTGGGAATATCCGAACAGGTGATAAACACAAAAATTGAACTTTTATACTAATTATGCGTAATATTAATGACATCCCACACTATTGTTGTGTAATGACGATTGCACTTTTAACAATAGCCCCCCCATCTACTGCGGTAATGGGGGTTTTTTATTAAAATAATTTGGATATTTCAAAGAATTGATTTAATATTAAAAACCCAATAGTATAGAATAAGCATTCATTCATGATTATTAGTGACCTATATGTTATTGGTAAAAGCGTTTGCAGTTAGCCTCTGCAAACGCTTTTTTAATGATTAATGCAAAATTAAAGTGAAATGGAAAAAGACGAAATAATAAAGTTCCTAAATAAAGTCATAAAATGAAACATCACTAAATGAAACATCACTGGTTTAAAAAACTAAATGCTCATAAAAAAATTAAAGTTGATAAAGCGGATATTATCAAGGAAACTGATAATGCAGTATTAGTTAATTTCGATTATAAATATGATGTTCCGGGTAGTAAGTGGATTCCGAAGTCAAAGATTAAGATTAAAAAAGATTATATTATAATTGATTATTTGTGATGAGAGGCCTACAATGAGTGATTTAGAATGAGTAAACTTTTCAAAAGAAAGAACTCTCCGTATTATTATTACATTTCTGGCGGTGCGTCTAATCGGATTAAAAAATCAACAGGTACTACTGATCTAATTTTAGCTAAAAAGATACAAAAGAAGTGGGACGAGGACATAATATTAAATAAGCATGGCATATCTGTTGATATTATGCTGTATGAATTAATTGACAAGTATGTAGATATGATATTTCCGTTAAAGTCTGAATCGTGGCAGGGGAGAGGTCATTGTTCGATTAAAGCCATAAAGAAAATAATTAATGACATACCTATTATTAATATAAAGAAGATAAATATTAATGAATATATTATTGAAAGATTAAAAGTGGTTAAGCCGGCCACTATCAGAAAAGAAGTATGGTTGTTAAGTAAAATTTTAGAATTTGCTGTTGATAATGAGTATTTAAATAGTAATCCGGCTACCAATATAACACTCCCTCAAGCGAAACCTAAACAGTATCCGCCATTTTCAAAAGATACTTTACATTATTTATTTAAGAATGGTGAAAAACAAGATGTTTTATATTGGAAGATACTGTATTATACGGGTATGTCGGCGGGAGATGGAGGGACCATAAGAAAGTCTAATTTAAAACAAGATGTTTTAATAATGAAAAGGGGAAAAACTAATATCATTGCTACAGTTCCGCTCCATCCTGAATTAAAGCATAAAAATATATTTATGGTTATGCCTTATAAAAGGGATAGGGATTTATCACGGAGACACTTAAGAAAATTACTCGCAGAACTTAACCTTGAAGGGAGCTTAACCACATTTAGACATACGCTTGCAACGCATTTAGAAGATGCAGGGCTTTCACGTGAGGATATAAAGGGTATTTTAGGGCATACTACGTCTACAATGACTTCAAATTATATCCATTCTAATATCACCAGAGCAAAGGAATATATTAATAAAATATAA